CCCTTCTGGGTCGCAACCTGGAGGGTTACCGAGCTCTCGTTGGTGTCCTGCGCCGACAGCGTGGCGCCGGTACGGACCACATATTGGTTGGGCAGGCGGATCTTCAGGCTGTCGCCGATCTTGTCGCCCGACTTGGCGAAGCTGTCATCGTACTGCCGGTTGATCGAGCCGACGAAGTTCAGCTTCTGGTGAAGGACGCGGAGACTTTCACGGGTCACCGCGGTCGGAGTGAGAAGTGAATTGGGCATGGGAAAAAGTCTTTCTAAGAGAAGGTCACCGCTTCACAGCGGGGATGACCTGGGGCTATCGGCCCACCTGTTTGTTCCGTTGCTGCATCCACGCATCGATAGACGCCCGATCGTCGGCCTTCGCTTTGGGAGGCGCTCCCGCGGCGACTTTCGGTGCCGGCTGGACCTGCTGGGCCTTCAGATGCTTGTTTGCAGCGGCTGCTTTTTGGGAAGTCTCCTGGTGCTGGAAGGCTGCGTAGAGGACTCGCACGATCCGGGGATCGTGGATGTCGTCAAGTTCATCGGGAGTGAGCCCGAATTGCTTGCCGGCAAAGTCCGCCAGCTTGGCCGCCGTACCCGTTGACCAACCGGGGATCGCCTGCTCGAGCTCGGCGCGACCTTCCTCCATCCGCTTGGCACTATCCTGCTGCTTCTGGAGATCGCGTTCCTGCTTCGATCGGCTGAGAGTTGCGGCCGCGTGGCCGCGCTGATCTTTCAATATCTGGAACTTCTGAAAAGCCTTTTGCGCCTCAAAAGGATCATCGTCCGCCCAGCGGTCCCAATCGACCTTCTGATAGTTTGAGAGCTGCTGTTCGATGCCGCGAACCGCTGCGTAGGCGTTCAACACCGCTTCCGAGGCTTGCTCGACCATCGAACGCTGTTCGGCAATTGCCTTGCGTTCGGCCGCGAGTTCCTGCGTCTTGCGGGTGTAATCCGCCTGCATCATCAGCTCGGGCTTGAGCGCTACGGGGATCTTGTACGTCTTCCCGTCGCGCTCGATTTCTTCGAGATCTTCCTCGGCTTCTACTTCGGCTTCCGCCTCCACAGGATTGCCGTATTCATCGAGCTCAGGCTCGTTCGCTTCGACTTCCGCTTCTGCCTCGGTGTTAACGTCCTCGGCTTCGGCCAGATTGGTCGCATCTTCGTTTTCCATCGATCACCTTGGGATTGTGCCGTCTCAGGACCCCCTCGAAATGGCATCGGATCCGAAGCGACTTCCGGGGGAAGTCGCGCCGATGCCATTACTTTGATGGGAGCCCCTCACGACGGGCTTTCGCCCACTGCACAGCACCGTGCCGCGCTTGGTGGGAAATTTCGTTCGAAGTGCTTTAAAATGACAGGGAGGTGGTCTGACTTGGCAGCGCCACTGCAGCGATCCTATTGGTCAACTGTCGGGAGAGCTTCCGATTGCCGGTGCGCCCAACGTCTCTGACGCGGCCCGTCGGCCTGTGCCGGACCCGACAACTTCTTCTTCCGAAGCATTACCGTATTGGTCGGCTTGAATACCTACGGCTGCCCATCGCCAGTCAGCGTTTCAAGTTCGGCCAGATTGCTCTGCGTTTCACTCTCCACATTGACGCCAACGCCACCCGCCCGAGTAGAAAATCACTCCGCCGACGCCTGCGTACCCGACGTACAGTGCGTCCTTTCGTGCGCGGCGGGACCAGCACTCCGGATCCTTGAGCTTCCCCCGAATGTAAGGTTCGAAAAGTTCAACTTCGCCCAACATTGAGAAGATAACCGATCCACCTTCGTAGGCCGGCACGATGGCGAGGCCATATTCCCCTTGCTCGATGCGATTTTCAGGCATGTCGGAGAAGTTATGAATCCGGTATCGGGGGCCGCTTCCACTCAGGCCTGCCTTGAACTGGCCGTAGAGGACAAGATCGCGGGTTCCATCTCCTTTGAAATCGAGCAACGCCTTCTTTGAAAGATCGAGCCGCATGAAACGCTTCACGATCGCCATTCGGGGATCCTGCTTGATCGCCTCGTCGACGCTGCGGGAGGTCGAAGCCGCAACAGGAGCAACCATGATGGCGCAGAGCAGTGTCGCGACCAACCACCTCATCGCATTTCCTCCTTAGCTCAGCGCGGTCCTTACCTGCGAAAACGTAGGTGGACATGATCATCATGCTTCGACCAGCGTTTGGAAAGCCCCTGCCTGATCGCCTCGGGGTCATTGAACAAGATTATTGTATCTGGATAAAGGCGCCGAATAGTTCGGAGGAGCTCGAGAGTCGACCTTCTGTCGTAATTCCGATCCTTCCACGTGGTGGGGAGCGCCGCCCCGTCTGCCCGAACTGGCCGAATATCAACATCGATGCCTCTTTTGTGCGAGGTGTGGCCGCCCAGCGTTCCCCCGCCTCGCTTGCTGATGCGACCGAACTGGATCGGAGTTCGTTGCTGTTTGCTCCAAATCTCGCCGATGTGGCGCAACCGCGAAACCGTCTGTTCAGTGCCGAATTGCTTCTGCGGCTCGCCGTAGGTGCGATAGCCTGGCCCGCTTCGGGGAAGCTGCACAGCCACTCTGCCTGCAGGCACTTGGGGCCTCGCTGAAGGCGACTTCCGGATAGGAGCTGGCCGGGTTGGCGGGGGTCTCGTCGATGGCCACTTCCTAACAGGAGCAGGCTTGGCTGGTGGTCGCCTACGACCAACGACCACGATGTCCTTGGCTTCCCGCGCGGCTTCTTCGTTGAGCGCATTCATCGTTGCAGGTGACAAACTGAAGTTGCGCGCCCTTTCCTCAAGATCCTGTTGCCACCGGCGAGAATTCGTAGCTCCCGAACTTGGATTGAGGCCAACAACATGATCGCTTGAAAAGCTTTGTTCGGACGTTTGATCATGGTGATGAAGCCGCCTCGAATGGGCGGGCTCGGTCCACTTCAGTTGCTCGGCCGGCGATCCAGGCAGCCGCTGTTCTGAACGGTATCGGCCTCTTTCTCCTGCCCCCGACGAGGTGTCGAGAGAGCGCGAGGTGTTCGCGGGCAGGGCATCGCCTGGCCTTCCTATGGATCCTTCCAGGGTCGGCATTCCGTCCAGCCTCATCGCCGATGAGCTGCTGGCCAAGGACAATCGACCAAATCCCTTTGCATCTAGCTCGTGTAAACGCCGAAGAGCCTGACTTAGCCCTGGCTGATGAAGAAAGCCGTCGCTTGCAGGATTCGAATTCGACTTCGAAAAGGTTTCGAATCCGGGAGACAACGATATTTCGCTATTTACGAAGGAATGGGCGTACGGATCCGGCCCGCTGGCTTGAACCGTGCCTTGATGTATCCCTGCAAGGTCGTCCCGGCGGAGGTCGGGATCGGTCATGGGCGGGAAAAGCCCATTTAAATTGGCTTCGGTATACTCATCGAGAACAGCCGGCCTTGTGGTGCTGAGATGCGTGGGAAATAACCCGCGGGCGCGCGGCCCGAATAAACCTGTCATAGTCATCGCCCCTCCATGAGATTAGTTTGCTTCGAGTGGGAGAGGCCGCACTCGGCGCGGGCTTGATCAACGATGCCCTACGCGAGCAACGGACCGGCCGAACCTACTTGGTCGAATGTCGATCATAAGGCGACTTGAACACCGGAGGCTGGGTCGCCGTCATGCGCGCCGTCTCTGCCTCATAGCCTTTGATGCCGAGCTCCCGGCTCTTGATCTCGAGCTCCTTGGCCTTGAGCATCATTTCCCGCTGCTTTGCTCGGGCTGCCTGCTGGAGCTGCTGGTTCTCGGCGCGAAGCGGCTTAAGCCACCCTTCGGGGCATCGTCACCAACCACTGTGGTCGACGCTGCAGTCCCTTTTTCGTTGTCGCGCGGCGGCGGCAGCGGTTCGTCGCTAGCTTCGCCTGCTTGCGCTGCAGAGGGTGGGCCGCCTGAAAGCTCGCTCAGAACGACCGCTTCATCCGACCACTGTCGCGCAAGTCGTTCATATTCCACAAATGTCTGTCCGTGATACTTCCAGGTGCCGTCCTCAAGGCGCTTCCATCGTTCAAGCTGCACCCAAGCGGCGATCGCATTCCAGTCGCGCACGAAAGGACCGCGCATCCAGTCGCGATAAAACTTCTTGTCGAGAATACCTGTGCGGATTCCAATAGCCACCATCTCGTAGTGGTTCATGTAGTCATTGACGCATCGTCGGACGTCTATGTCATCGTCGGTCTGTGGATTAGTGAGGTGGGCAAAACCCTTTCCCCGCCGCAGCTCCGTAAATGTGTGGACGATCTTTCGATAGTGGTCGCCGGACTCGACTTTCTCGATGAAGTCGAGTGTCGCTCGTTGCCGGGCGACCTTCCGCTGCATCAGCATCGCGATGATCGCGATGCCGGCCGACAGTAGGATCAGGAATGGGGCGATGTAGATTCGCCAATCGAACGGCTGCACGATACACACCACGGTGCGTGCGGTGGCAGCTAGCTCGGGCGCAACCGAGCAGTTCAAGGATTACTCGCGAACGCCTTCGTAGGTCATGCTCGTTCCTTCCATAGTGCGGCTATATCTCGTGTTTCTTGACGCATTGTCAACGTCAGGAACGGCGCGAAGGTTCAGTTTGCAACCGGGCCTCATTGGCGCTGACCCTCCACTCGGCTACTGATTCAAGTATATTAGTACCCGATTCCTCTTAGGGTCGCCCGATTTCGTCCAAGCCCTGCCAACGCCTCGTCGGCCGCGTTGGCGTTTTAGGAAACATGGTCATCATGCCACTTCCCCATATGGCGACTTGAAAACTTGAGGCTGGGTCGCCGTCATGCGCGCCGTCTCTGCCTCATATCCTTTGATGCCGAGCTCCTGGCTCCTGATCTCGAGCTCCTTGGCCTTCAGCATCATTTCCTGCTGCTTTGCCCCGGCCGCCTGCTGGAGCTGCTGGTTCTCGGCGCGAAGCTGCTGGATCAGCGCCATCCCCTCCTCCATCTGCTGAGCCAGTTCGGGCGGGATCGACGGACCCGTTGGGCTTTCCCCCGTTGGACCCTCACCCATCGCAGCCTTGATCTCGGGCGGAAGCATGATCTTCAGGCGTTCCGCGATCTCGTCCGCACCGGGCCAGTCCAGGTTCTTGGCAACGATGTCGCCGATGATCGGGCCAAGCTCGGGCGAGGCGCGGAGCCACTCCTGCATCTGCGCCGCGGCCTCTTCCCGGCGCGAGGTGAAGGACGGGCCGGCGGTGACGGTGAGATCGTACTTGCCCACGGTCAGATCATGCACCCGCGAAACCGCCGCCAGCGGCCCGCTGGGCACGTTACCGGCAGTCGATGCATCCGCGACGCCCGGAGCGCCGCCCTGCTGCTGCGGCTGCGCTCCCGGCGCGATCTGGACGGTTTGCGGCGTCATGTCCTCGCCCAGCACGCGGATCATCCGCTCGGTCGTATACACCTTGGGGATGAGATCGAGCACGATCCGCCCCGAATGGCGAATGGCGCGGCTGAGATTGTCGATGAAGTGGAAGGTCGAAACATCGCCCTCGAGCTTGCGGGCATTGATCGCCACGCCGCTGGTCTCGTTCGAACGCGCACCCAGGCTGGCGTCGTAAATGCCGGTGATCGCCTTCATGTCGTCGGAGGCGTTCAGCGCCTCCTGCAGCGCGCCGGCGGGCATGCCGGCAAACGGGTTGCGCTCCGGCGCCCGCGGCCCGTCATATTCGAGATAAGGATGGTTGTGGGTGTTGGCGGTCTGCCACTTGGCATGATCGGTGTCGAACGCGCCCTTGGGGCCGATGAACGGCGCCTTGGGGGCAAGCGCGACAAGCTCGGTCGCCATCGTGCGCCAGTAGTTGAACATGCGCTGCGGGTCTTTGGCATCGCGGATCAGCGATCGGAAATGCCGCCTGCCCTCGATCACCACTTCGTCGCCATAAACAGGCACGATCGGGATATATTTGCCGGCCCAGTCGACCTTTGAAAGCTCTTCGGCGCCCGTCATCACCCGCAGCGTGACCTGGTGGCTGTTGATCTCTCTAGACTGGCCGATCGGCGCCAGCTGGAGCGCGTCAAACAGGGCCTTGTTGCGCTCGTATTCGGAAACCTTGACCACTTGCCCATCGGACAAAGCGATGATCTGGTCCTTGACCTTGTCGCGGCGCCAGTAGCGGGCGATCATCACCTCGTCGCCATCCACCCAGGGCGCGGGGAGGCCGAGGGTGCCGGCCTCTTCCCAATTGACCGGATCGGCGCCCTTATATTCACGCTCGAAGCGGTCCTTGGACAGCATCTCGACCTGGAAGGCCGTATCCCAATCGGAACTGTCGGCTGCGTTGGAATAAGGATCGCCGTAAATGCTGAGCGGGTTCGAGACGCGCTCGATCGCGATGTCCTGCTCAAAGCCATCGTCGCAGGCATATTGCGTGTTGACCGTCCAATAGCCGAAGCCGCCAGTAACCGCGCTCTCGATCGCGGTGTCGTAGGCCACGTCGGCGTCGGAAGTGACTTCGATGTTGCGCACCAGCCCGGTCAGAACCTCCGCGGTGTGCGGATCGGCGCCGCTGTCCTGCGGGTGGATCCGACAAGCCGGCTTATTCTGCCGCGCATCGTTGACCACCTGGCGGATGAACACGGGCAGCTTGTTGAGCGTGAGGCAGGGCCGCCCTTCGCGTTCGCGCTGCTGCCTGATCTGGTCCGGCCACTGCTCACCCATGCGGGCAAAGCGGAGATCTTCCAAAAACTCGCGGCGGTTGTCGTTCTCGACTTCGGCGCACAGGTCGAACGCCTCACGGGCTTCCTTGAGGATGTCATTGCTCATCCCATCCACCCCCCTGCGCCTGCGTAAGGTTCCCGCGGTTTTCTGGCTGCCCGCGGCGCTTCGTAGGCAATGCACATCAGCCCGAATGCGTCGGCGCCGTGGCTTGCCCAATCATGTTCCGGGCCGAGCCCAATGCCGCGCTTGCTGTCCACGCGCTCGTGGTATGCCGCCAGGCATTTAAGCCCGTGCCGCGTCGTTTCTTCATTGAACCAAATGGAGGGGAACAGCCGGCGGGAAGCTTCAATCCGCTGCATTGCAGCGCCCTTGCCCTGGTTCTGGATCGTCTGGACCTGAAAGCCTGCCTGCCGAAGATGGTCCTCGAACTTAACCGCGGTGAAGCCATCGCGCTTCGCGCCGTCGTGGGGAAGGACGCAAAGCGCATCCCCGTGCCCGCTCGATCGGAGCCAGTTCGCATAATAGCTCAGCGGCTGTCCCTGGCCCTCGCAATAGTCGAGGACACGGATTTCCCGGCCGACGAACTGGGCCACCCAGATCGACGTGCTGTCGCTGACGCCGAGATCCCAAAACGCTCGCTTCTGCATCAGCGGATCGGCCGCCACCGCTCCGATGCGGTTGTCCTGGCGCGCATCCGCCAGCTGCTTGGCGAAATAGGCTCCATCGACGGCCGTGACATAGCCTCCGCCCCAGACATGCTCCGCCTTGGCGGGGTCCGAGGCATAATCGAACTCCATCTCGGCCTGCAGCGGGGTGCCGGCAAACCACGGATTGTCCGTCCAGCTTACCTCTTTGACAAGGCTGCCGGGCGGCGGGCCGCCTTTGCCGCGAAAGAAGCGATCGACCGGATCATGCTCGAACTCGGGGTTCCAGATGAACCACAGCTCCGATCCAGGCTTGCGCATGGTCGGGCGAATGATCTTCAGCGACCGCTCACTGAAGGCGCTGGCCTCCTCCCCCCAGAAGATGTCCGCGCCCTCGAGCGACTTGATGGCATCGGGATTGCGCCACATGCCGATATAAGTGAATTGCGATCCGTTGCGCCCCTTGGTGATCTTGTCCTGGCACTGGAAACGGCTCTCCAGCCCGAGCGCCTTGATCTTGTCCTCGATGAGCTGCTTGGACGATTGGCGCAAGCTCTGCTGGATCTCACGGGCGCAGACGATGCGGAGCGGCTTCTGCGCAGCCATGATGACAAGAGCGGCTGCAACGCTGTGAGACTTTGCCGAGCCGCGGCCGCCATAATAGGCCTTGTAGCGATGCGGCTCGAACAGTCCCTTGAAAGCGCCGGGGATCTGGACTTCAGACAAACCGAATGGTGATGCCATGTTCGATCGGCCCGCCACCCTCCCCGCTGAGCTGCACTGGGATGAGCTTGGGATAGATGCTGGACCAGAAAATGGCCTCGTGCTTCGGATCTTCTTCTACCCAGGCGACGATGCGCTCATGTCCGCCGAGCTCGGCGGCCGCTCGCGCGATGGCATCCTTGGCCGCGGCAGTGACGGTTTTGGGCGGGCCTTTCGTGGTGGGCGGGCGCCTCGGCCTGCAGCGTCCAGCGCGGACTGGATCTCCGCCGTCTATCTCATTCATATGTGTCTCCCGACTCCCGTTGCCGGGTTGGTCAGCGTGGTCGGTTGGGATCGTAAGTGAGCCGGGACACGGCCTTGAGGTCGCCCACGCTCACGCAGTCGCTTTCGAGGATCGCCCAATCGATGAGCCCCAATGCGAATTGCTGCTGTCGGTGAAGCCGCTCCTTGCCCGTCCCAGTCATCGGGACATGATCCCTCGCGGCGATCAGCGCGAGCAGCACATCGTGCGGGCTGACACAGGAACGGTCCACATCAAGTCTTCTTTGGCTTTGGAGGGCAATAGGGACAGTTCGGATTATGGCAGCCGAAAGGATCAGACATGGTCGTAGCGCAACAGGAATGCGCTGCCGCCGAGGATGAAGCCGATGAGCTGAGCGGCGAGGAATATCTGAAACATCTTTCCTCTCCAATAAGTCCGCCGGACGCAGCACAGCGCCAACCGCATCGAGCAGCAGGGTGCCAAGTTTTTGCGTTTGGATGTGGGTCCGGCGGGTTCCGCGCCTCTGTTCCAAATGCTGGGTCCGGCGGCGGAATCAAAAAGCGCCCGACCGGCTGGGTGCCGCGGGCGCAACTCTAAGCATTGAATTAGTGTTTAGCGGAACAGTCTGGAAAAGTCAACAGATTTTTTGCGTCTACTCGCAGGAGCCTACGCGAAACCTTTGAATACCCATCCGCAGGCTTACTGGGCGGAGCGGCGCTCGATCACTAGCTTCTGATAGCCATACATCAGCGAGAATGGGATGATCAGGATAATAACAGCCATCGGGAACACAGCCGCGACGATATCGCCCCCATTGACATGCTCACTATACTGCTCGCCCTTCAACACAGATGCAACCGCTCCATAGACGGCTTGCACCAAGGTAGCAAAACCAAATCTACCGATGAGAATTAGCACGAATATAGCTGGCATAGCGATAAGGAACAGGTATTTCGAAAATTCATAGGCCCAATTATAAGGAATATAGTTGATCATACCTTCCACCACGATCAGCGGAAATACTACTATCAGGTACACGATGAGATCAGCAATTCTGCGCACCATGGGCCAATCATCTTACCTTCATAGCTCTACTTATAACATCCTGCGAATTCCTTGTCCATGCATCTTTAACAAGAGGTTTCCACCGGCGGCTTGCCAAGGGGTGCATCTCCACCGCATTGCCCTCGCCATAGGTTACGATTTCTACGCGGCCATCTCTTCGGAGGCGAGCGAAACGTATAACGAACCCCTCGTTCGCCATGTGCGCTCCCGGTATCGTGTAATTGATGACTGCATCCGATCGGTCTGGATCTTTCGACGGCACGCGGTACGTTTTCACGTAGTTGGTGTCGTTATCGAACCACCTCATGTCTCCGACATCGTTCACGACGCTCTTCCGCGTTGCTTCGCGGTCCTGCCCGGTTGTTGGATTTCGCATCAATTCCTGTTGCACGGCCAGCAGCCCCTTTCTGCCGGATAATCCGGGCGGAGCCACGACGGGGACGCGATAGTGGTGAAAGTTGACGTGGGATGGAGAAAAACCCTTGGTGCCGGGAATCCGTGGCAGGTCGATGTCAGGGACATCGGACCCTTTCCAATCTTCCGGTCGCACGAAGATCCGGTCCCCGCGAACTTCGGCCCGGGCGAATTGCACTCGGCCTGCTCGGGGATCGGGGGCTTCATCGAAGCCGCCAGCATGGAGCCGATCCGCAATATCCGTCAAGCGACGGGGCACTTCTCCACTCTGTGCCAACTGATCGTCGAGAATGTTTTCCCAAACTTCGCCCTCATTTGCGTCCGGGTTCGCGTGGTTCCGAACATCTGGTCGTGGATCCGAGTCGAGCCGCCTCGCCAGCGGCTCAGGAACTTGCCTAGCTTCACTCAACGGCGAAGCAGCCGGCGCCGAAACCTCTGACTCGGCAAAGCGCTGCAGCTCCAGCCCGCTGCCGGGTTCAATGCCTCTCCCTCCGTTCCCGGCAAGCTGTTGCTCCTTTTCGACCATAGCTGCGCCAGGCAGCCGGGGGAGGCCAACGGAGCTCCAGCGCGGAGCAACTTGGGCCGTGTCCGAGCTGGGTCCCTGCATCACGAAGTCTCTCACGGCGCTGCCCCATTGGGGGGTTCCGCGCTGCGCGATCTGGTCGGCATAGCCTTCCGCCTCGGCTCGCACGCCGCCAATCGGTGGGCGCCCCAGGCTGTCACCGGCTGCACCCGGCAGGCCGAGCACCTGCAGATCGCCGGCAAGGCCCGGCGGGAACGGTGAGCCGTTGCTCGGCGGCTCGAAAGGCAAACCACCCGCGCCTGGCAGGGGAGCCCGGTGCGGCACAGGAAGCTGAGCCGTCGGCATCAGGTTTTCCGCATATGTCTCGCGCGGCGAGGCCCCCGACAGATCCTGGCTTTGGAGGCCGCCGCCAAGCTCGCTGGCGAGCATGGCGAGCTCGGCCAGGCGCCGCTGCTCCTCGTCCCCGATACCGCGCGTCCTTCCAAAAAGCCCGGTCGGGCCGCCGCCTCGAGAAATGCCGAACAAACCAGCCATCGCCCATCTCCGTCAAAACTCGCTTTGTAATCTTCGGATCGTGAAGGCAGGCCTCTTCGTCATCCCGGACCTTCGATCCGGGATCCACCTTCTCGTCGTCTCCTGGACCTGCCGGCAACGGTCATGCGGAACGAAGCGAAGATGGGTGTCCAGCGCCCAAAAGCCGCTGTTCGTCTCGACGATGTCGCAGCGAAGGTTCAGCGGTCTTTCAACCTCGCCTGCTGCGATGGCTTGCGTGGCTTCCCAAGCGAATTGGCGGAAGAGATGTTCTAAAATTCAGCGCGCGTCCGCATG